AATAATCAAAAATTTATAATAAATGGAAAAACTTATGAATTTAATTGTGGTTATAATTTAAAATTGATAGATATTACTTCAGATAGTTTAACATACCCTGATTATGATAAATATAAAGAATTTAGAACATCAGACAGATACAATATAACAAATAAATTTATAGACTTTTTATATTTATTAAGAATAAAAGGTCAACATATTAATAGTAATAGTTCTATTGTTATTGCCAGTTTACTAGATGATGAGATAAAAGATCAATTAATGGGTGAAAATAATATTTCTAGAACTGATTTTTTAGATACATATTATGAGAAATATATTAAGGATAAACATCCCGTTAAAGACAGGGAAAATTTAAAAGAGTATAATGTTGATAAATTAGTAGAAGAATTAAAATTAGACACAAGGGATCCTATAGAATATTGTGTTATATCTACATAAGTCAAACAAACTTAAACATTACAATATTTAAATAAATATTTAAAATGGGTACTTTTCCTGAACATATATGGGTTTTAATAAAAGAATTATTAATTGACAATAATGCTATAATTAGAAATATAGCTATAAAATATCAACCTAGTTCACAATATAATTGGTTAAAAGGTGAAGTAAAACCATTAACTGTTATACCTTTTACCAATGAAAATATTCAAACACATGAAATATTGTATAACACAACAAACACAAACACAATACTTCAATACAACAACAAAATGTGTTATGAATTTGCTATTAATTCATTAGATAACATTGATAAAATAGAATTAAATTTAGGAGGGCAAACATTTGGGATAATGTATCCTAAAATTTTTAAAGTATTTAATTATTTATTTAACATACCAGAAAAGAAGGAAAACGGATATTTTATCATACCTTTTTGGTTTTCAAAAATGGGGATACCGTTTTGTGAATACCATAATCTATTTATACATATAAGATATAATCCTGGTTATAACCAAAGTATATTACAATATAAAACAAGAAATATAAATGCTTTATCTAAAAATGATTCTTATGTTTTACACACCATAGGAACACCATTATTATACAAACAGAATGGAAGATTATGTTTTAATCACCCTACATCTAATATAATTATTAAAACAAAACTTAAAGAAATTATAATTGTAATAAATAAAAATGAAAAATTGTATTTAAAATCTAATAAGACGATAGGGGATTATAATATATTTCCTATAAGCAGAAGTTTAAAAGATTATGAACTTATGGTAAATTTCAGCATGATTGACATGGCTGTAATTAATGGGGATTTTGAAGAAGATTTTGAAGAAGAAGTTATACAGGTACACATACAAGGTTGTAGGTTTATAGGAGGTATGGGTGGACTTATGTATGCTAATTAATTATCAAAATAAATAATACTTTAATACTTTTGGATTAAAAATAGTAAAATATTAAAATGAGTTCGATTAGTCCAAATAATTTTGAAGAGTTTGTTAAAGAACTACGTGGTGAATATCTTAATATTGACCACGCAACTTTTTATTATAATTTGAAAAGTGTTGTATTAAAAAATGTTAATACTATTGTTGTAAACCCTTATACAACTAAACTGTTTAATTTCTTAGATAATCATGATTACGATCAAGGGAAATTTATTTCTATTTTAAATAATTATTAATTCGTTCCGAATTTAAATTAAACCTTAAAATAAGCCTTAGGGCTTTTTTTAATTAAAGTTTGGGTTAAATGACGACGAAATGATACTTTTATTTTCCTTAAGTTTCATCCAATCACCAACCTGTTGATAAACTGGATTGGGGTTCAACATACAAGTACTTCCGTCTGTTTTAACACCTGGAATAAAATCATAACATCCCGATGCACTACTTTGTCCATCACTACCGGCTCTAAGATTTTTATAACCGTGTAAACCATGAGCATTAGTGTATTTATTAGAACCTTCTTCAAAACCAAAATCTTTATCTCCAAAAGATTCAGGAGAACTAAGAACACATTTTTCACCACAAGTATCCTTTGTTGTAAACTGATCAGGGTAAAAAGCAGTTGTACAATTGTTAGAACCACCTATAACATTTGCTCTACCCAACCCACATTTAGAGTAATTACGTACTTCATCTCTAACTAACATACCAATATTTCCCTGTACTGGTAATGGACCTTCTTCTCTTTCCATTGGGGTTTGATCTGCGGATGAGTGTGTCCAGTACATCATTCCTGGTTCCCATGGTTTTGTGTTAGGGCCTGCTATAATATTATTTGTTTGGTTTATAAATGTGGGTTTTGCAAAATCTTTTGAATCTGGGAATACGTTAAATTTATCATCTGCCGATATCATCTTTTATATTGTAAATATATTTTAAAATTTACTTTAAAAAAATTTTCTTTTAAAAATTATAAATAAAATAAATAAAAATCCAAAACTCATTGCTGCTATTGTTATTGTATCATGACAAGTTGTCATTTGTTAATAACACAGAAATTAATTAAGCTACCATTTTCATTTTAATAATTGGTTGAGGTTCATAATTTAACAATTCTAGATCATCTATAGTATACTCTCTTATAGGAGTTTTCTCGCTACACTTAAATCTAATATAAGGTATAGATACATCAGGAGATCTTCTTATTTGTTCAATAGCACCACATAAATGGTTCTCATAAATATGAACATCACCAAACACCATATTAAGTTTTCCTGGTTTAATACCACAATAACGAGCAATCATTATAATTAACAAAGAATAACTAGCAATATTATAAGGAACACCCAACATTAGATCTGCGCTACGTTGATACATCTGACCATCTAAATATTGTTCACCTTTATAATTACGTACATAAAATTGAATCATACAGTGACAAGGAGCCAATACCATTTTATCCAAATTAGAAGGATCAAGTGCAGTTATTATAATTCTGCGGCTAGTTGGATCATTTTTAATAAGATCTATACAATTATCAACCTGATTAGTCCCTTGATCGGTATATTCATGTTTACACCCCTTATATTCGGCCCCAAAATGGTTCCACATAAAACCATACATTGGACCCATATCACCAACTTCATAATCTAAATTTCTAGAATCTAAAAATTCACGAGTAGTGTTAGGCTTCCAAATTTTTACCCCCTTGGCCTCTAAAATTTTTGTATCTGTTTCTCCTCGGAGAAAAAAAATAAGTTCTTCAAAGATATTTTTAATGTTCATTTTTTTTGTTGTTAAAATTGGGAAATTGTTTGTTAAATTAAATGATAAAGATTCTCCAAACAGACTTAAAACTTTGGCATTTCTTGTTTTGCGGATTTCTCCATCTTTAATGATTTTTCTAATTAACGTTAAATAACCACATTCTTCCATTTTATCTGTTATTTATTTATTAAAATGAATGACCCAAGTCTTTAAACTTGTTTAATTCAAATGTCATAATAAATAATTACGATCTTACGACCTCATTAACTGGAATATCCACCCATTCAGTATTTTCGTAGAATTTTGGTTGAACGCTTAATATTTTATTAAAATCTAATTCCATTTTTGATACGTCTGTTTCTAACGCTTTAATAACTTGTTGAATACTAATCTTTGGAGTCATTCTACCCCAACCACAACACATGGAAGTTATTATAAGTTCATCAGAGTCATTCATAAAATGTTTGTATTCTTTCAACACTTTTATAACTGCTATAATAGACAGATAAGCATTGGGAGTCTTACTAACATCTTGAGGCATTAACATTGTTGGGCTTGTTATAATATAACTTTGGCCATTTGGAGTAAGGATGTCTGTTTTAGTAACCATAGCTTTTCCAATAGGAATATATGGTCTTCCCAACTTGGTTTTAAATCCCAATTTCTTAATTTTCTCTTTAATTTTGGGTTCTATTCCTTTAAACATAATTTGAGAATACACTTTATCAATTCCACCATCCATGAATCCTAAACAGTTTGCAGGAGAGATATAGTAAATATTCTTAGATTCTTTATCCGGGGTGTAGTCTTGAACTTTTCCGTGATAAGTTGTATACCCGTTATCCTTGGCGAGGCCAATCCATTCAGAATCCAAACTTATGAATACTAATTTCATTATTTATTAATTAATATATTAAAGAATTAGTTACTTACGCATTAAAACCTCCACATGCGGTATGCAACACTATTAAAATTTAAAACACCAGGATCACCTCTATTATAACTTAAACATTGTGGTTGACTTAGTTGATCGGGAAACATGGGCACTAGCCAATCAATAACGTTGTAGGTTTCGGGATACCACCATTCACTTGGTCTATTGAAAACTAATCCGTCTGCAGTAAAGTCTTCTTTTTTAAAAGATTTTTTAAAAGATTTTTTAAAAGTTAGAATCCCTATTAAAGTTGCCGTAACTAATGCGATTATTAATGTTTTAGTCATCTTAGTTATTGTAAATAATTTAATTTCGTAAGAAATTAACTTAAAAGAATAAAACATTATTAAATAAAGGAAAATGAAAAGATTGGTAAAAGATAATCCGAAAGGTAATAACCCAAAAGGAAAGGATTCAGCCGATGTTGAAATTTCTAATGAATGGTCAAATAATTATGTTTTAAATTTTAATCCAGAGTTTGAATATAAAATTAATGTTAAAAATGTAAAATATGTTGATAGTCCTTCTAGACCTTCTCAGAGTTTAGTCGAAACTGATAAATATTGTCATCTAATAGAAAATAAAAATTTAATTGATGAATTTGGAAAAAGGGGGAAAAAGTTTCTTTGGAGTAAATGGAGCAAAATAATTAATCCATATGAAAAAATAGGGTCGTTTAGTAATTTAGATACAGATTTAAGTATAAGCAGAGCATTTTATAAATTATATGAAGTTTTGTTTTTCTTCGAATTTCAAAATAAAAAGATTAAAAATAGCTTACATATTTGCGAAGCTCCAGGAGGATTTATTAGCGCAAGTTTGTTTATTTTTCCAAAATTAAATTGGTTTGCCCAAACCCTTTATGAAGGAGGTGGAAGTTTAAATATAAACGAAGGATTGGACCCCGAAAGATGGGTTAGAAACGGAGATGGTGACCTATATAAATTAGAAAATATTAAAGAACTAGAAAGTAAGGTTGGTAAAGTTGAGTTAATTACAGGAGATGGAGGGTTTGATGTTTCTCACGATCCAAATAATCAAGAACAACTTACCCTAAAGCTAATATATAGTCAAGTATTGACGGCTTTACATTGCCAAAGTGAAGGTGGGAGTTTTATTTGTAAAATATTTGATTCTATGACTAGACCTACTTTTCAAGTATTGTTAATTCTTAAACAATTTTATGAATATGTCCATATTATAAAACCAAGGACTAGTAGATATGCAAATTCAGAAAAATATATTGTTGCACAAGGGTTTAAAACAATTGAAATTAAAGAATTGGATATTCTAGATTCTATTTTAAATAACTGGGGTAATAATTTTTGTAGAGATTTAGGTATAGAATCAAAGAATATTAAATTTAAAAAGTTTAAAATTTACAACACTTTTCTTGTTGTAAACCAAGCTTGGTATATTTATCAGGCAATCCAATATGCTAAAAATAATAATAAAACTATTTCAAACAAATTAGAAACAATGCAAAATAAAAGAGCTCTAGTGTTTTGTTTAGCCTTTAATTTAAGACAGGATGAAAATATGTGTGAACATAAAACAACTAATAAAATAGTACCGCTTTGCGGAGACCCGAACATTAAATTTTTATTTAAATGCCAGGATTGTTTACAACTAATGGTTAAGGTTTAATAAAATTGTTTTAAAATTGTTTAAAAAATTTGTTTAAAAAAATTGTTTAAAAAAAAAATTGTTTTTAATTTTTAATAAAATAAAATGATATTTGTTTTATTAATAATTAAGGAATTGGTTAATATTATTTAATTGTTTATTTACTTCTTAGTCTTTTTCCAGGCATCTACAGCCTGTTTAAAAGCGTCAGTGTGACTTACAGTAGGGTTTTTAATCTTGATAGCCTTAATCTGATCCCCGACATAAAGATTGTACTCACTTGGTGCTCTCTTCTTTCTAGGAACTTTAGCTCCCTTAGAACTTTTCTCTAGAACGGCTACCTGTTTAGTTAGTGCATCAAACTCTTCTCTGGTTACAGCAACGTCAGTCATTATATTATAATTACCTTAATCATAAAATTATTGATGATTAACCGCAATTAATTGAGAATAAACAAATAAACAAATAATTTTATTTTATTTTATTAAATTAAATTAATTTATTAGTATTTAATAATATGAATAATAATAGTATTCAACTTAGAGTTGCTAGGTGTTCAGATTGTTCATTAAATGCCGATACTTCAAAATATGGTTATTTTTTATCGGTTAACAACTGTAATGATTCTGGTAAAGGTTATAATATATGTGATGTAACTATTAATAATAGAAATTCAAGATATGAATGTAAACAGGTAAATAGTATAAGTGATTGTATTGATAGATTAACTTATTGTGAAAATCCTACTTTTATTGACCCAAATAATACAGACCTTATAGCTTTTTGTAACTCAGTTTTAGAAGAAGGGGAAACTCATAAAGCCTTGGGAGATTTTTATATACAAGACGGTCATATATTATGGAATTTACAAATGGAAATAAGTAAATGTGGTTCTTCTAGAACAGCCTTATTTGATTCCAATGGGAATTCTTTTCCAACAGACCAAGAACCTAGCTGTTTACCTTATTCTAGTGTTTATATGGAAAATAAACCTCAAGTAGAACAAGTAATGAAATGTCCTAATGGAGAAATAACTATGATGGAAAAAGTTTGTAATGCAGATAATACAGGCAATTGCACACCCAAAACTGGTAATGATGAGTGTTGTGTTAGTAATTCAAATTGTAATAATTCAGTTATTGGGTGTAAAAACCTCAAAGATAAGGGATTTAAACTTTGTTCAGAAAACCCTAATCTAAAACAATGCGGAAATCCGTGTGCTACTATAATTTCTATTCCTCCATTAGAAAATGGTTCAAAAGATGAAATGTGGCAAGAAGAAATTTGTGAATTTTTTTGCCCTTCGTTTCCTCAACAATTTTTTTGGTTTGGAGATCCAGAACCTGACGAAGATTATGAAGATATAAAAAATAATAGTAGTGATAGATATAAATCTCTTATTTGTAGCGAACAATATTTTAATTTATGTAGACTAGCTGGATGTAAAATAGATCAAAAATGTGAAAATATTTGGGCTGAAAATAGTAGTAATCAAAGTACCCAACTGGGGAGATTGTATCCACCACAATATCCAACTGTTTATGAAATTAATAATTAATTGTTAATTAATTGTTAATTAATTGTTAATTTAATTTATTGTTAATATATTAAATGCATAAAATACATCACAAGTATGTGATTGTTGAAATCTTTCAAGCATCTTTAGTTTTGTTTCTACTGTCGATTATGGTAGCTTATATATTATCAAAAATTTTTCACATAGTAGATGTTAAATTGGATGAATCAGATTTAAATAAGGGAACGTACGACACTCTTAAAATTATTGAAGTTTTTACTCAGTTGTTCTTAACTGCGGTTGCTTATTTCTATATTGAAAAATTAGTTTTCAAAATACCATCTATTGCCAGTTATATAAAATCAAATTATAGAACATACAAAACAGCCAATTATTCTATTCACATAGTTATGATCATAACTATAATAGAAATGAATTCAAGTTTAGTTCATAACCTACACTATATGTCTCAAATAATTGGTTGATTGAATACGGTTTTATTATAAGGAATAGCTCTACACGACCCTCCTTCACATTTTCCAAGTAAACCACAATCCCCGTTTTTACAAGGAGAACCAAGTTCAGGATAATATGGGATTTTTGCAGGGTATATCTGATTTTGATAAGTATACGGATTTCCCTGAGGATGTCCACTATTCGCAAATTCTCTTAGCGGTTCTTGACCGTTCATCATAGGTCCGTTCATCATAGGTATATTTGCAACAAATAGTTCAGAAAATTTCTTTTTAGTAACACATACTAAAATTATAGCTACTCCTAAAATAATAAGATTTACTATGTTTGACCTTTTATCCATTTAATATTATAAAATATATTATTTTAAAATATTTAATGCGATTACAATTTTATAAATTTTTTATAAAATTTTTATAAATTTAAAAGAAAAATACAGTTCAGAAATGTGATTACCTCCCCAATTATGTTTAAGATTCTCAATTTTTACAAGTTCTAAACCAAATTTAGATCCTATATCTATTAAATCCTGTTTTCTAATCATATTTTCACTACTCTTTCCTTTAAATTCGAAATAATCTTTTGTTTTATTATTCTGAGAATCATCTACCAAATCAATGTAATAAGAGTTTGCATCTATTCTTTCTAAACAGACATTATTTACAAACTTATTATGCTTCAAACAATTATCAATAATATCTCCATCTGGAACAACCCCAAAGAAAAAACCTCCGCTAACCAAAGATTCGGAAACTTTATACAATAGTGTTTCTAGACAGAAATAATGTAATGCAAATTGACAACTTATTAATGAAACTTTTTGACCAAGCTCCTTACAAAGATCTACATCAGCCACATCCTTTAGATTAAAAGATATCTTTGTTTTAACTTTACTCTTTTTATATCTACTTATAGCTTCTATTACCGATTCTTTATGATTGTCAAATGCAACTACCCTTTTTATTCCTGCTTTATCCCATTTAAATATATCACCACCTCTACCACTACACAAGTCTACTAAAAGACCATTGTTATTATTGTTAACAACACTATTAATTAATGAAGATTTTACTTTATTACAGATCTTTCTATGGAATTCCATCTTTTTTTAATTTATAAATTTGTTTTTTTAAATTGTTTTAAAATTCGTTCCGAATTTCAAACTCTATACCCTTATTGGAAAGTTCTTCACTTATAAGACCGTTATTTTCAGTATCAACAACCCAAGCTAGATTTGGTTTATCCCATTTAGCTCCATGTACACCAAAAATACCCCGATGATCATAAGTATTCCCAGTAATACTAGTTTTTTCTCCATCAACCGTTAGAATTACTTTATTACTCTTAACTTTCTTTTCAGGAGGAGAAGTAACTATAGGAGTATCTCCACCAAAACCATTTACCAACATCTTATTATTTCCGTTTTTTATAGCTATTATTTCTTGAGCAAATCTAGCGTTTACTTCAACAAGACCCTGAAGCTTATCACGCAGTTCCTTATTCTCTTTCATAAGAGACTCCTCCATAACTAGGAGATGGCTGATTATTTCTTTAGTATTAAGGTCCATTGTATCGTTTATTGTAACGTTTATTATAACGTTATATTATTAATATGTTTAAATCTGTTTAACCTAAATTATCTTCGGACCAAGTTTCCCAATTACTTGATTTTTGAATGTTTATAATATAATATAATATAATATAATGGGAATTTTAATATATACGACAAATTATCCACCTTGGGTGGTGTTTTAAGATTATCAATTTCACGAACAGATATCCATTTCCACTGCATATCGTTTGGACTATCAGTTCTAAGAAATACATGAGAACCATTAAAAGTAAAAGGAGCGTTAAAATTCTGACTTCCGTTTATTTTAAAATTATAATTACAAGGGAAACCGTCATCGTTCGTAAACCCAGAAGCAGGCCATGTTGCATTTGGATATTCATCTAATTTTTCAAAATATAATTGCCAATCTCCACCATCAACACCACCTGTTGTATCTACATATGATCTAAGTAACACACCTTTGTCTGTATCTTGACAAACTGCTTTTATTCCAATAAAACGGTCTTGAAAATTTGTTGTTGGTATTGGTGTATCCGCTTTTGGTATTATATTAGAATATATTGTATAACCTCCATGATAAAATTCCTTATTATATCCAAAATCTCCAGACTGCAACCATAATTTAGTATAATACGTTGGTGCATTACATGGATCATCGTTAATATCGTAATGGTTAGTTCTATAACCAACAGCCGTTCCTGTACTACTAGTCCAACCGGAATTATCATAACCTTCTGTAATACGTAAATAATAAGTAAATTCTATATTCCTAAAATTACCAGCAATATAATATCTTGGAGCACCAGCAACCATTCTAAGAATACCATCACCAATATCTATCTGTCCACCACCACGCATTGTTGCTCTAGGATCATCTGGATCAACTTCGAAAGAAGATGATAAAGTCCGAGTTGGTCCAAAATTATCATACCAATCTCTAGCTGAATCTGACGAGGGAAATAATTTTGTTATTGTTTCAGCCGTAGTCATTTACTATATATTTTTATTTTTATTTTTTTAATTTCTTTTTACATATCTTTTATTTCCACCATTTTGTCTATTAATGTATTTGGGAGGTATAGATTCTACTGCAGAAGAATGTTCTTTGTAGTGAAGTTGTACAAAGGGTCCCAGATTAAGTAATGTTTTAAAACTTTCTTCTATTACATCTTTTTTAGTTTTATCACTAAACCATAGTTCTATTCTATACAAAGCTTTCCTGTTAGGAATAGAACTATCTACTACCCTAATACCTGTTATGTATTCGGATAGTTTAAAATGTTCTCCAATACACATTATCGATATTGTTTCCCATAAAGTATCAAGTTCCTCAATATTTCTAAACTTTCTAATTGCAATTTCAGCACCATTAGTATTTTTAGGATCTTCCCATTTAGGCTCAATACCCTTTTTAAATAGACTAATACTTGCAATCTCTCTATCTGGATTAGAAATTATAGGTTTTTCTATTCCATCAGAAAATATAACACTTGGGTATGGGTAATTGTTGTAATATCTCCAAAAATCCGGTAAATTATTAAATGTACCCAACTCACATGTATTTTGTTCATAATTCATGTTATTGTTTTTTTGGTGTTCCCATAATACCCAAGTATCGTTTAGCAAATATTCCTGTTCCCCCATCTTATCTCATATTAATATATGACAACTTATCCTTTAATTGATTTAATTACAAAATACCAAAAATTATAATATTTATAAATAGTAAATGAATAACTTCTTTTGCTATATAAATAAAAATAAAAAGATGTTGTCGACATCTTTAATATTTATAGTTATTGTTTCGATTATTATAGGTTTATTATGTACAAATACAATACACTTTCAAGAATTTTTTGGGATTATAGGATGCGAAGAAACTTATTTAATTGGAGAACCAGGATCTGAACAACGTTTTTGTAAAATTGGAACAGGACCAGCTATTGACAGAACCGCAATTAGACCATGGTTATCACAAGGTTCAGTAGGTTATAAAAATCACGAAGGAGGTAATCTTTTACTATCAGGTGAACAATACAGAAGTGTTAATGGTTTTCTTCCACCTTCTTTTCAATACTTTCCTTATGGGCTTAACGTTGATTCCTATAGACCTGCTGATGAATCATTTAGTGTATTAGATTCAGACAGAACTGGATATAATGTAGATGAAGGAAGATCATCATGTATGAAAGCATGCAAAGATACAAATTGTATTGCAGTACAAACAGAAGTTCCACAAAATTGTTATCAAAGAACTGTTCAGAAACCTCTTCCAGATGGATTATTTGTAGGAAGTGAACAACCGGAATTATATACATCCAAAGGAGATTGTAAAGGTAAAGCAACACACAGTTGTACCTTATTTTATAAAACTACAGAAGATGCCGATGATGCTTATTTTGATATTTCTGGTGGATTACAAGCTTTATTAGATCCTACAATAACTTTAAAAACAGGACAAAAATATTATGAAATGAATCCTGTTCCAGGAATTGCACCAGGTGATGGAAATGTAAGACCTAGTGAAGAAATTGTAAAATGGTGTAAACCAGATGTATCTATTAATGATTTTTATATAACTTCAGATAATTCAGACTTGAAAAGTATTTATTCAAAATATAAAACAAACAAAAATTCTACACAATCATGCACATGCACTTCTGGAACAGAATGTACAGACACTAATTGTTGTGTTTACAGAGACCTAGTTACTACCGATTGGGCTAAATACAATACACCTTATTTTAACCTACCAATTAACGTAACAAGGACCGACGACATTAAAAATGGAAATGCCGGAGCAATTTGCCCAGCCAAAGATCAAAATAATAATTGTTGTGGAGTATGTCCCGACGGAAAGGGTGGATTTATGTTAAAATCGTGTCCACAAAATAAACAATTTCTTGATGGAACTTTAACTAATACTATTAACTCTGGGATTTGGTGGGGTGTGGATACAGAAAGATCTAAATGTATGTGGCCTGAAAATCCTTGGTGGGTTACTGCTATTAGTGGACCTTTTGGTTGGTTATCCGCTGGTATTGATGCATATACTGGTGTGAGAAGGGATATGGAAGAGTGTTTGGAAAATTATTCTCAAAAGATTAATAGTGATCCTGCTGCAGCTTATTTAGAACTAACTAAATGTTGTGGATATTTAGATCAATCGTGTATGGATACGGTCACTCAACCTTTTTGTAACTCAAGTTCGGGTGGGATTGTAAGGGGTTGTTTTGGGGATCCACACATTTTGTCTGTAGATAATGTTTTGGGTGAGATTGGTGCTTGTAGTAATTCGGCTGTTATCCCGCCAGAAAGTAGGTGTATTCAGGATGTAGAGGGTAAACCTTGTAAGGGGTTTCCTTATGGTTGTGAAAGTGGACCTTTGTGGGTTATGCAATAAAATTTAATTATTAATTATTTCTATTTGTAAATGAAATTATTATTAATTATTAAGTTGCCTATTTAAGTAGGGTTTCACAAAAAGATAAATGATGTTTTAGATATTTTGATTTGGTTTGGTTGCTTGCACTTAAATTTTTTATTAACACTATATGTTTCTTTTTATATTTTTGTGGGGGCTCGGGTCGTGGAAACAGAAACTCTGAAGTATCTTTCGTAAATTCAAAACATTGAGATGTATAATTTTTACAATAACCATTAATTCTGTTTTTTAGATTATCACAAGGACATAGACATTTTTGATATATTCCCTTTCGAGTACCCAAAAAGTATATTCCGCAGCTATTATGATTTCTTTGAATATTTAAACAATAACTTGAATCGGTAATTATTAAAAAATTACCATCTGGGTATTGTCTTATATCTTTTATTGTTTGGTTATTATAACAACTTGGTAATGAAGAATCCATAAATTTCTGAATTATTTCGTATTCCAAAGTTCCCAATATTCTAAGTTTACCATTCTTTTTCTTGGATTTACTAATACTTGTAACTGGTAACCATTTAGGAATTTTCTTAAAGGGAATTGTTAATTTAGCACCTTCTAGTGCTGTAAATCTGATAGATGTATCTAAAATTAAAGAATTACTATCCAAAGATAACCTTTTTCTATACACCTCTCTTAATTCACCTTTAGAATCCATAACGAATTTTAAAGTATAAGGTCTGTTTTCGGAAATTTTCGTTCCTGGAATCATTTTATCCGACCCCACCATCCTATAACCATTCCTAATATAGATTAGTTCATCTAAAATATCATTCCAAGAATTTTGAGGTTTTAGTTCTGATTTTTCTAGCCTAATTAGTAATGCTTCTCTTATAGTCAACGCATCTTCGCAATTAATAAAATGTCTTGGCCAAATTAAATGAATTCCGGTTTTTACCAATTCTCCTTTAATTTTAGGAGGAGCCATACAACAAATTACATTTAAATCCATTTCGTAAAATTCAAATATAATTTTTTGTATAATTTTTGCTAAATCGATAACTTTGGGAAGTTCCCAATACTGTTTATCCAATATATCTACATCTATCATATATCTAAAAACATCTGGCCTTTTTTCAACTATATATACTTTACCACCAGAATCCAATTTATTACTATAGTGCCTTATAAACTCTTTTTCTTTTTCAAATGGTATTTTAGCCTTTCCTCCATCAAGAAATAAATGAGTACAATCATCTTTATCTTGAGTAATATAAGGGATTAACCATTCATCTAATGTTAACGTCATTCTTATATATTATATATAATCTAATATTTAAATTGATTTTAAACTATTATTTATAATGTGATGAATCTTTATCAAATTTCCAATGGAACCCACCAACATGAACATCTGTCAAAATTCTATTCCTTAAACCAGGTTCAGATAATTTACAATCTTTAGCAGCTTCTCTAATTGTATTAAATTTTGAATTTACCCCACTTGAACAACAAATTTTTATTACAGGCTGATCGGCGTATTGATCCTCCTTAGAAACTCCCGAATATCTAAATTTATAACCCTTACACAATGTTTTGTTTCTTAAAGCGATACCAACAGCAGTACCTGTAGTTAATCCTAAAGCCCTTCCAGCAGATTCTATAGATTCAAAAGTTGCTATAATATTACCAGTCTGTTTATCTAATTGATCTATAGACCTTTTAGCCTTTCGAACCTTTGGAATTTCAGGGTCATCGTCTTTACACTTGTCGTTTTTACACGTATCACACTCCATTAATAATATATCCAATATATCTTCTTTAGTTAACATACTTTCTAATTTTGAAGCTACGTTAATTATATTTATAATATCTTTTAAACTTCCGTCATATAATCCATGTCCAATACACATCAATTTATCTTTCAGTATAAATTCCATAACTTTGTTCATAAAAGGATATGATATATTATTAGAGTGTTTCATACAGCCGCCCTTAAATTCTATTTTTAATTGATCTTCAACCTCTTTTAATTGACTGGTGCGCGTAAAACCACACTTGTATCTTAATTCCGAACATTGATATGCATATAGACTATACTTGTTATTTGAAACAGACCCTATTCTTCGAGATTTTTTATCAATATCGTTTGGTTTAAAATTATTTAATTTTTCTGTTAAATTAGTGTTTTCGACTTCTAATTTATTTACAGATTCGGTTAATTTAAAATTAGAAGATTCTAATAGGTTTAATTTTTCCAACATTAATTTATAATTTTTTAAATTATATTCATTTTCATCAATTATCTGTTTAATTATTAGATCTATATTAATAGATTCATTCACGACCAATAACTCAGTATTGTTTTTATTTTTTATCATTAAACCTCTTCTTAATTTTTTCAATACATCATGATTCTTAATTATATTCTCGATTTCTATATGATTACTTACTTTATAAACTTGAACTAAACTAAAATTTGTAAATGTTTTTTTATGATCCTTTACTCTTTGTCTTAAATTGTTAGTTCTACCAAATTTAATTAATTTTTCATTTTTTAATGATACATTGTCTATCTTACCATAATATATACATAAAGTATTCTCTGGGTTTTGATCCAATAATGTTTTTTCTTTAATTGAAAATATTTCTTTATCTTTTACACTTAATTCTTTATCTTTTACACATAATTCTTTATCTTTTACACATAATTGCATCCTTAGCTCATTAGTCTCTTCGTCAATTGTTTCATGTAACAACTCTTCTAGCTTAATATAGTAATCGTGTATCTCGTCTGCTTTAGATGTACGTGCCTTCATACAAAACTTCTTAAAGGTTCGAATATTCATCGTAATTATTTCAGAAGGTCTTCCTACTTTAGGATTTCCGCTTTTCGACGGAAAACTATTTTCTACTCGGTAATCCACGTCTTTTATAAAATTTTTAACTAAAAGTCTTTTGGATTCTTCAATTCTACTAAATCCTATCCATTTCCAAATGTCATTAAGTTTTACTATAAAATCATTAACATCCGAATAGTTAAGGTAACAATAAAAACTACTAATGAATAATTTTTGCTGACTATTCGTAAAGGTTTCTTTAATTTTCTTAATTAACGTACTTTGATAATCATTTTTAAGTTTCACAATAGGGTTATTTTCGATTAACTGGACTATATCTAACGTTTCTTCCATATTATTCTTATTATTTACATAAATAATAGGTTTCTTTAAGTTTGTTGAACTTTTAAACATATAGTTGAAATTTAAAACGTACGTCTGAACTTATAAACACACATTCGTAAATCTTTTCAACCTGTTTCCGAAGTTGCGGAAGCATAATTTTCTACTCGGTATTTTACAATTTTATAAAATTTTATGGAAATTGTATGACAATTTTAATTTCATGTTTATAGACCCCTTTTTTAACTTTCGATAATTCTCTTCGTCTTTTGCCCTGTTCTTGTAATTTTCTTGAATCAGCTGACAATAACATATCAGATTCTATTTTAGTTATATTTTCGAACGAATAATCGACCACTCTATGGGTTAATGCCCAACGAAAAAAATTAAGTTGACCTACGGTAGTAACAAAACCATCTTCTCTTTCTGAATAGGTTTTAATATCTTCTTTATTTTCCAAATTTAATGTTGAATTATCAATTATGTTAAAAAAGATCCTTTTACGCCGACAAAAAGGGTCAAAAAGCTTCTTAGAATAGGCCTTTAGCTGGTTCTTGTAATCTAGCCATATACTAAAATTTTTTACATTTCCGTTTTTTATAATTTCGTATCTTATATCATTTTGTTTGGCATAGTTTGTTACCAACCAATCTAAAAGTCTTAAAGAAATTGATGTTTGTTGTCTTACTATAGGTAATATTAGTTCTTTGTTACCATCTTTGTTATAAAAACTTTTAAGTGAATTAAGTAATAACTCATTCTTATCCTTTATTAAATCTTTATCTAAACTATCTAATCTAGACATTTTTAAACGATTGGGAATAATATCATTCATTATGTTTTATACAAATTGTAATTTTTAAGTTAATTTAAACTTAATTAAATTAAATAATTATTTAATTATTTAATTAAATTGTTTATAATATGTAATGAATTCTAACGAAGTTGTATTTACATTTTTAATCTGTATTTTATTATTTTTAACCTTTAATTACTGCAACAATAGATTATCCAACGAACACTTTTATAACCCCAAATTAAAATTTGCACAAAAGATTAAACCAATTAACCCAAATTAGCAACACATTTCATTACAATGTATATAACAGATCCCAATAGTGCACCAATTAAAGAACCAATAAGAGTTGTTTTACCATCTTGCATTACAGCAGGAAGATAATTCCGCAACATTTCAAAGAAAAAATTACTACTGAAAATAAGAATTAATGCAAATACAACTACAGTAGATTTATAATCTGTTTCCTTTAATCCGAAAAATTCCTTTTTACCCAATGTTGGTTTTACAGGTTCACTAAATCCTTGACCAGCACCACCCACAAACGGCGGTTTATCGTACCCCTTAGAATCGTCAGCCTGCCTCATCCCAGAAGGCATATTATGTTGTCTAGGGTCCTGTCCTGGCATTTGAGCAAAATTAGCCGCTGGTCTTAAACCGTCCTGACTCGTATTTAAAGGGTTTGGAGGACCTTGACCTTGACTTCTCATTGGTCCTCCTTGGTTATTTAAAGGTACCTGTCCCGGAGGACTGCCGTTATTTTGTTTCTTGAAAGGTAGATCATTGATATCGGTAGACTTGTCCATTTATTAACCTTAAACAATATATAATCAATTATTTTACGCACTAATTTTTTTATTAAAATATTTGTTTATTAATAATGGATTTATTTCAAAACCAAAGTTTTTTACAAAATTTTTCATGCAATTCATACCCTTTACAATTTAATAACACAATGTTACCACCAGAATTTAAAAATAGTTTTTTTGAAGATAGTTTTGAAGATAGTTTTGAAGATAGTTTTGAAGATAGTTTTGAA